CATACGTGGAATTCAGACGTGTAAATTCCACGGTAGAGGTCGGCTTCGGTGGTCTATCGTGGGGTTGGTTTGGAATCGTAAGACGAGGTGCGCCCAGCTACGTTCCACAAGGTTCCGACAGAGAACGTAATGTGGTGATTTTAAATGTCGGCGGTATACCCGTCGGTTTTCGTGCGACTAGCTCAAAGCTGGGGATTATGACAAATGACAAGGGTAAACGCCTTGGTACTTTTTATTTAGGCGGGCCGGGTGACGGCAACCAGCTACGCTTACAATTCGATGATCCCGTACCTACTGATAGAGATATCGGAGATTTACGATTTACTAATATGTCGTACACCACAGACGACCCGTGGCCAGAGACTTTATAATACATAAACATATAAGACACACACCCCCTCAATCGAGGGGGCTTTTTTTGTGTTTATAACGGCAATTTTTAAAAATGTCTATTATAACGGCAATAAAAAAAGCCCTTGGGCTCGTTCTCTCAATTATGCGGGCAATGAATACGATTTTGAATACGACTTTTTTCAATTATTGAAAAATGACGAAAACGATATTTTGACAATATGCGACAGTTATTTTTTTCAGCTTCAACTCTTTAAAATGTTCTTCAGTCATTTTCTCGACTTTTGACTTGACGTTTTCAAACGTGCTGGGCTTGACCGTTGTTTTATAATTTTCTAGCCACAGCGAAGCTAGTTCTTCAAACGTCGGATTTAAAAGCTGGGACCGTTCAGCACTTGGAAGGCCGTTTTCTTCCACGTCAAGCAGCAAATTTCTTTCGGCTTGTTTGGCTTCTTTCATGGTTTTAAAGCCCCGGCGCGTGGTTCGCCGTTCTTTACCAGTCAAGGGATCGATCCCCAGATAGGTCTGAAATAAGTAACGAGTCTCCCCGTTTTTTGTTGTATATTTTTTTATCATGTCTTTCCTCCGTTTTGGCTTGCCCGCACAATTGAAAGAACGAGATGATTTTGCTATACTTAACTTATATCATGTATTTCCCCGTGGCTTGCCTCGGGGCTTTTTTATTTATCATAAACCATCGCGCCATTTTCTTCATGCGCAAGTTGAACCTCGTCTTTGTCATGCACATAAACGGGCGGTGCTGTAAAACCTTTATCAGTGATTTTATATGTCTTTTCGACATCGTTTTTTATTTTAAGCAGGCCGTCCGCTGTCTGGTGTAGCTGGTCGTTTGTCAATTCAGATGATGCGACTGGTAGCAAGACAGCTACTCTATCACTGCGATAGTATACGTCCATTTGACTAGAGTCAAGCCATTGTTTATAAGAGTTCGCAAACTGATCCAGTAGTGGTCTAGCCTTGCTTACCCGTCCAGTGGCCATTTTATATTTTTCCTCGCCTTGGTTTTCTTCTTTGCTTTTTGCTTTGGCCTTGTCTACTAGCTCCCAGGCTTTTTCTTTTTGCGTTTTCTCTGAGCTTGACTCGGTTGTCACTTGTTCGGTTGATTCTTCTTGATTTGATTCAGATCCCTCGCTTTGATTGCAACCGGCAATAAATAGAGTGAGTAGTGCGACTGCTGCAAATGTTACCTTTTTCATATTTTCCTCCTGGCTATCCAACTAGCCTGTAAAATTCATCTATTACCATTAATTCGTCGGCCGTCGTTTTTAGTTCGTGGCGCTCCATGAAATGTACATAATTAAACTCGCTCGCGTCCCCAGCTGCTAACTCTTCCTTTAAAAGCGCGTGTATCATGGCCCGGTTGGCTTCATTCTCGCACTTGATCGGGTTTATGGTATATTCGGCTGTCGTGTGGTTCAAGTGGCCCAGCTCGTGCAAAATAACGCGTTTCTGGGCTTCTCTAGTTAGTGATTTATTAACGAAAATGATCTTCATATCAGATAAGATCATTCCGGGCCGTGGCCACAATTCATTGTCAAAGTAAGCGAGCGTGACGCCCGCTTCGTGACAAATATCTTCTAGTCTCATAATCTTCCTTTAAAATAGATATCAAGGATATTTTCAATCGCTTCGATATCTTCTTCATTTAATGGCTTTCCGTCGAAAGTCTTCGCACTTTTGGCCAGCTCGCGAAGATCCAAGCCCGAAAGGTCCGGTTCAGAACTTACCTCCCGCCCTCGTGGGACGTCATAACCCATTAACCAAGCCTCAGAGACGTTAAAAGTCAAAGCCAAAAGAGCGAGCTTCTTTTGGTCTGGTGCTTGTATTCCGTTTACGTATTGAGAAAGAGCACTTTTTCCGAGTTTGACCCCTAATTTTTCTTGAAACGGTTTTGAGTTATTGATAACATCGACTTGTTTCCAGCCTTTTTCAGTCATTAATTCCCGAAGCCGGTCAGCGGTTTTATATTTTCTCATGGTGTTCATCTCCTTTTTTCTACTATAGTATAACACACAAAAAGAAAATAAAAAATAAAAAAGTTCAAAAAAAATGAAAAAAGTTGTTGACAAAGTTCATGACGCATGATATACTTAATCCATCAAGTTCATAAGACGTGAACAAAAAGAAAGGAGGGATAATATGAGCAACGATTATTCAAAACTTTTAGGAAAGATTACCGAGAAATTCGGGACGCAAGCGGAATTTGCCAACGCCTTGGGAATATCAGAGCGAAGCGTATCGCTGAAGCTAAACAACAAAGTCTCTTGGAAAGATAGCGAGATCGCGAAGGCAATCGAAATTCTCGAGATCAATCCAGAGAATATCCCGGCTTATTTTTTTAAGTATAAAGTTCAACAAGCATGAACAAAAAAACGCCGGACAAAGAATCCGACGCTCACTTAAAAAATCTACCTTAATTATATCAGAAAGTGCTTGCCCGCACAATTGGAGGAACGAAGAAATGGAGGAGCTATACTTGCCACCCTTGATCTCGGACGAGATCGCGAAAGTCTATCTCAGATCGATCGTGGATATCGTGAGAGACGAGGTAAAGAAAGAAATAGAGGAAAAACAAATGCCACTCGATCAAAAAGCCTTAATGAAGAAATTCGGCTTCGATCATGGCTATATAAAGAAGCTAGAGCGTCGAGGGCTCGCGTTTCGAAAACAAGGAAAAAAGAAAATGTACGACGTCCGGGACGTTTACGAAATTTTAGAAAAAGAAAAGGAGTATTTAAAATGAATCAAATTATTATTTCTGGGCAAGTTGCCGGGACAGTAGCAATCGGGGGCGTGTGCTTCATCGCTGGCCTTATCGTATCGTGGAAGGACCACAAGAAACGAATGAAGATCGCAAAAACTGAAACATTAAAAGCTATCGAAGAAGGCCTTCCAGAGCACAATGCACAAGTCATTGAGCAATACGAAGACGAACTCGCAAGCCGTAGAAAAAATATGAAGCTATATACCGAATCTCCGGAGGTACCGTTCCATGTTTGGTAAAAAGGCCCGCAAGATCGAGCAACAAACAAAAGCACTCAATCGCTTGTGGTTTATCAATCTGCAACAGACCGAAATTCTGAAAGCCACGCTTGAGCGGGAAGAACGGCTGCTTGACGAGCTCGCTCGTCTGAAAGGAGAGGTTAGAAATGGTAACAATCAATAAGCTCGAAATCGAAAACGTGAAACGTGTTAAAGCGGTCAAAATCGAGCCGTCAGCGAAAGGGCTGACAATCGTCGGGGGAAACAATAACCAAGGCAAAACAAGCGTATTAGACGCGATAGCGTGGGCCTTGGGTGGTAACAAGTATAAACCTTCGCAAGCCCAACGCGAGGGATCAACGATTCCCCCAAGCTTAAAAATCACGCTATCGAATGGCCTTATCGTTGAGCGCAAGGGCAAGAATAGCGACTTAAAAGTTATTGACCCGAGCGGAAACAAAGCTGGCCAGAAATTGCTTGATAGCTTCGTAGAAGAGCTGGCCCTTGATCTTCCAAAATTTATGGAAATGACGAATAAGGAAAAAGCTACAACTTTATTACAAATTATCGGGGTCGGAGATCAGCTCGTCCAGCTTGAAACGGAAGAAAAGACCAAGTACCAAGAGAGACACGCGATCGGCGTCATCGCAGATCAGAAAGAAAAATTTGCTAAAGAGCAGCCGTATTATCCAGACGCACCGAAAGAGCTTATCTCAATCGCGGACTTGATCCAACAACAACAAGAGATCCTCGGGCGCAACGGAGAGAACGCTCGCAAGCGTCAGAATCTCGCAAGAATCGAAAATGACTATCAAGGGGCACTCGCAAACGTTGAGCGTTTGGAAGATATGCTCAAGGAAGCCCGAGAAAAAGAACAGGGACTAGCTCAAGACTTGGATATTGCTCGCAAAGACACACAAGATCTGATCGACGAATCGACACAAGAGATTGAAGAAAGTATCGCGAATATTGAGCAAATCAACCTTAAAGTCCGAGCGAATCTTGACAAAGACAAGGCCGAAGAGGACGCGAAGGTTTACCGCGAACAATATCGCGAGTTGGATCTTGTGATCGATAGTATTCGTAAGCAAAAAACGGACTTGCTCACAAATGCAGACTTACCGCTTCCGGGCTTATCCGTAGATGATGGCGAGCTCTTATACTTGGGTCAACGCTGGGATAATATGAGCGGATCGCAACAATTACAAGTCGCGACGGCTATTGTGCGCAAGCTCAAGCCAGATTGTGGCTTCGTCTTAATTGACAAGTTAGAACAGATGGACCAGATCACACTCGCAGAATTCGGCGCGTGGTTAGAGCAAGAGGGCTTGCAAGCGATCGCGACACGCGTTTCAACGGGTGGAGAATGTTCGGTTCTCATCGAGGACGGGTACAGTATTAAACCCGAGAGTTATGAAAATGGACTATTAAACGGGGCAATGAACGGCGCACAAGAAACAGTCGCGCCAACTTGGCAAAATGGCTTTTAAAAGAAAGAAGGAAAAATCATGAAAAAAACAGAAAAATTTATCGTATTGCGTGATAAAATCACAGGCGACTATATCCAAAATTACAAAAATAATGAGGGCGCCTTTACATTTTCAGCACGTTTAACAAGTGAAATTCAAGACGCTGCAACTAATTTGATTGATTCGCTCGAGATCGTTGAAAATGACGGTCAAGACTTAAAAGCACTCGCCCAAGGTTTGGGGAGCGAGATCTTGGTCGTAGAAGCAGAGTATACACTCAAAACGCTCGACGGAGAAGAACCGAAAGATCTGACCGATGAGATCGAAAGTGCAAAACGTAAACACTATGAAAACTTGCTTCGTGGACTATTAGGTGGCAACGAGGAGGACTAAAAAATGCAGATCACAAGAGGAAGGAAAGCACGGGCCCAGAAAGTCGTGATTTATGGTCCAGAAGGAATCGGAAAGTCTAGCTTTGCGAGTCAATTCCCGGATCCAGTATTCATCGACACGGAAGGGTCAACCGATAATATGGACGTGGCCCGTATGGACAAGCCCACAAGCTGGGCAATGCTCAAGAACGAGATCGCGTTTATCAAGGCGAACCCGGGCGCGTGTAAGACGCTAGTCATTGATACGATCGACTGGGCGGAACAACTCGCGGTCGATTATGTATGCTCCCAGCACCAAAAGAACGGGATCGAAGATTTTGGCTGGGGTAAGGGCTATACATACGTACAGGAAGAGATCGGGCGTCTATTGAATAGCTTATCAGAGCTTGTGGACAACGGGATCAACGTCATTTTGACAGCTCACGCACAAATCAAGAAATTTGAGCAACCGGACGAAATGGGATCTTATGACCGATACGAGTTAAAACTCGGGCAAAAGACCAGCTCAAAAACAGCTCCACTAGTCAAGGAATGGGCCGATATGGTGCTCTTTGCGAATTATAAGACAATCGTCATGACCACCGACACGGGCAAGAAAAAGGCCCAAGGGGGCGAGCGTGTCATGTACACGAATCATCGCCCAGCGTGGGACGCGAAAAACCGTCACGGCTTACCAGATCAGCTACCGTTTACGTTTGAAAGCGTGGCTCATATCTTCAACGCACCAGCTCCCGTACCAACTGAAACGCCGGCACCAGCTCCACAACCAGAGCCACAGCCACAACCGGCACCAGAGCCACAAAAGCAAAATATTAACGAGCAATTACAAGAGGTCGCTCAAGAGGTGGCCCAAGAGATGGGACGAGCTCCACAAGCGGGACTTTTACCGCAAGCATTGATCGACT